TGTTGTTGGTGTCGATTTTCTCGCGCGAGACACTCTCAAAATCCGTGCAAAGGTGAACGGGGATACTTTGCACCCATGCAAAAGGAGAGCCCATGCCGCACACTCGAAGCACTCCAACCGAGCGCCGGGCGCTGGTCGCCGAGCTCATCGCGTCAGGCCGATGGAACGAGCACGAGGTCCAGAAGCTGGCCGACCGTCTGGGCTGCTCGCGTCGGACGCTGTTCAACGACCGCGCCAAGATCACCGAGCGCCGCGGGCGTCAGCCTGACGCGCCCGTCGTCCAGTTGGCCCCGCCACCTCGTCCCGCGGTGGCCTCGATTGACCTCAGCTCGGCGTCCCTGCTCGACGTTTACGGCTGGCTGCTCCAGCGCCTCGCCGGTGAGCTCGAAGCCGGCGACATGAGAGACACCGCGCGCGTGGCTGCGTACCGCGAGATCCGCTCGGTCGCCGTCGACCTCCACGACCTCCGCAACGCCGAGCGGCCCGACGAGGTCTCCACCAGCGCCGAGGAGCTGGAGGCCCGCATGTCCGCGCTGGTCTCGCGACTGCCGGCCAGCCTGCGCCGGTCCATCGGGTGAACCTGGCCGAGGCATCGCGGACCCTCGCCGAGCTGGAGGCCCTGGCCGCCCAGGTCGAGGCGGACCCGTCCGCGTGGATGGCCTGGCTACCGGGGCAGCACGCCTTCCTGTCGAACCCCTCGCGGGTAAAGCTGTTTCGCGCGGGCAACCAGTCGCTGGGGAAGACGACCGCGGGCCTGTCGGAGGTCCACTTTCGAGCCCTCGGGGCTCACCCCTTCCAGGAGGTCGCCGAGCCCCCGATCGAGGCGTGGATCCTGTGCGCGTCCTGGTCTCAGTCCCTGGCCATCCAGGGGAAGTTCCACGCCATCGCGCAGGCTCACCTCGTCGAGGACACCCGCTTCTGCTCGGTCAACGGCTACCATGCCAACCGGCCTACAGCCCGCTACCGCAACGGCTCCATCGTCCGCTTCAAGACGACGCAGCAGTCGGGCCTGGACCTCGCCGGCGCCACCATCGACGTCGCGCTCTTCGATGAGCCCCCCGCGTCCCCTCGCATCTTCGAGGAGGTGCGGAAGCGCCTGATCCGAGGCAAGGGCGGGGGCTGCCTGCTGCTGTGCCTGACCCCCATCAACGCGCCGACCGACTGGCTACGGGAGCTCGTCGAGGCTGGCCAGATTGCGGACATTCACCGACCGCTGACCGCGGAAGAGCTGGTCCCCGTCGGCGAGTCCGAGCCCCTGCGCCTGCCCTCGGGCCAGCCCATGAACCAGGCATGGATTGACGAGCTGAGGGCGAACACGCTGCCCTACGCCGTCCCCGTCGTCATTGACGGCGAGTGGGAGCAGCGGGTCGTCGGTCGTGTCTTCACGGCCTGGGACGAGACGACGATGGTCCGCGGCGATGCCCCCTACGGCGGGACGTGGAAGGTCTGCCTGGGCATTGATCACGGCTCGAAGGTCGGAAAGGAGGTCGCGCTGCTGGTGCTGGTTGACGACTCGGGCGACCATGACCGGATCTGGGTCGTCGACGAGTACGTCGGCGCGGAGAACGGCAGCGTCTCCGACGACGCCCGCGGCATCCTGGCCATGCTGTCCCGCAACAGCATGCAGTGGAAGCAACTGGACCACGCGCACGGAGACCGCCTCTACATGCGCGGCGCGGTGGACCGCAAGAGCAACATTGACCTGGTCCGCGAGATCGCCCGGCTGGTCGGTGTGCCTCACCGCTCGCTGTCGCCCATGATCCGCACGGTCAAGCGAGGCAAGGGACGAGGCCGAGGCTCCGTCAACGCCGGCTGCCGGTATCTCCATCAGGCGATGGTCCGGCCCGGTCACTTTTTCGTCCATCCCCGCTGCGCTCGCCTGCTGGAGGCCCTCGACCGGTGGGATTACTCGGACTCGGACTTCAAGGACCCCATCGACGCGCTGCGTTATGCTCTCCAGCGGTACGTGTTCCGCACGACGCGGGACGCCTACAAGCCCCAGCGCCTGCACCTCTACTGAAGGTCCTGCCGATGTTCCCGCGCAACCCGACCAACCCCAGCCCCCCGATGCCCTCCGACCCCTACGAGGTCAAGCGGTGGGAGGAGAGCTCCCGACGCCGTCGGCAGCTTGACGGGACCTGGAGGGAGGACCTGCGGGAGCGGTTGGCTAACCAGCTCGGGTCGGTCAGGGCCTCGGCCTGGGGGCCGATCTCGCTGGCCTTGAACCCCTTCGCCAGCATCATCCGAGAGCTGTCCGTCCTCTATTCGCACAGCCCCGAGGTCCTGCACGATGACGCCCCCGAGGCTGCGGTCGCGCTGGTCGCCGAGGAGGCGGGCCTGTGGCCGATGATGGCGCGGGTCCAGCAGTACGTCCTCGGGCAGCGCGAATGCTTCGTCCGCGTCGACGTGTCGCCGACGCTGAACTACCGCCCGGTCTACGTCGACCTCGTCCTGGCCCAGGCCCTGCCGGCGAACCCCTCGAAGCCGGTCATGATCCGCGAGTACCGGCTGCGGCTTGACCCTCACACGGGTGAGGAGATCTGGACCGTCGAGTGCCTGTCCATCATCGGCGAGCCTTACTACCGCATCCACCGCGCGGACGGCGATGGCCTCGGCGAGGACCTGACCGTCCAGTACCTGGGCCAGACCTACGAGGGCGAGGGCTACCCCTACCGCTATGCCGACGGGTCCCCGTTCCTCCCCTATGTCCTCTACCACGCCGAGCGCGTCGGGGACCGCCTCTTCGACCCCTACCGGTTGAGCGAGCTCGCCGAGGGCAGCCTGGACGCCGCGGTCCTGCATCAGATGCTGATGCACACCTTCCGACAGGCCAGCTGGCCTCAGCGGTGGGTCGCCAACCTGGAGCCCGCATCGCTCGACGTCACTGGCCAGCCCGGTCAGACCCGCCGCGAGATCGTGACCGACCCGGCGACCCTGCTCATCCTGCGGCAGGCTCGGGAGCTCGAAGACGCCGGGCAGCCGATGGTCGGCCAGTGGGACGCGGGGGCTGACGTCGAGAAGCTGGAGGAGACGCTGTCGAACATCGTCGCCCGGCTGGCCCAGGAGTCGGGCGTCCCCGCCTCCGACATCCAGCGACTCGGCGGGACGGCCCGCTCGGGCGTCGCCATCAGCCTAACCAACGAGGGCAAGCGGGCTGCGCAACGGGCCTACAGGTCGAGCTTCCGGGTCGGCGACGAGGAGCTGATGGGGAAGACCGCGGCCATGTTGAACCGGGCCCTGGGTCTCGACCTGCCCGAGAGCGGCTACCGCGTCATCTACAAGGAGGTCCCGCTGTCCCCCGAGGAGATCCGCAGCCGCCGAGAGGACGTCTTCGAGCTGCTGGACAAGGGGCTCATCAGCCGGGTCGGGGCCTACGCCCGATTGAACCCCGGCATCAGCCGCGTCCAGGCCGGGCGAGCCCTCGACGCCATCGAGGGCAGGGCGGACGCCATCGACGAGATCCGCGCTGCGCGGGAGGAGCTCTTCGACCTGGTGGACCGCATCGACGACGCCCACGCGGCCCGCCTGCGCCTAATGGGCGCGAGCCTTGATCATGGCCTGCGCCTGCTCGACCAGCAGCTGGCCGAGGACGTCGCCGAGGGCGGCGGCTACTGATGCCTGTCCGCGCGGGCATTGACGCGACGGGGCCCTACTACCAATGGGGCGACCAGACCCGGTACTACTACCTGCGCGGCTCGGTCACCTCGAAGCGGACGGCCCGCCGACGCGCCGAGGCCCAGGGCCGGGCCATCGAGCGCCGCGAGGGCGGGCGACGCGTCCAGGTCCCGCCGTCCCTGCGCGCGGAGCTCGGCGACGAGATCAGCCGGTCCCGCGTTCGGACCCTGGCGGCCTGGTTCCGACGCCGGCCTGAGTCCGAGCACCATCGACGAGGGGGCCCTGCGGTCCAGCGCTGGGTCCAGCGCACCGCGGACGCCCTGCCCAGCTACTAAGGAGAGCATTATGAGCACCGACGACACGACCCCGACCAGCCCGCCGCCCGCCCAAGCAGCCCCCGCAACCGAGCAGCAGGTCAGCTACGACCGCTTCTCCGCGGTGAACGAGGCCCGCCGCGAGGCCGAGGCGCAGATCGCCGAGCTCCGGTCTCAGCTGGAGCAGGTCGTCCCCGTGCTCGGTCAGGTCGAGCAGCTGTCCCAGGCTCTCCAAGCGGAGCGGACGGAGCGCCAGACCGTCGAGGTCCTGGCCCAGCATGGCATTGGGGACGCCGAGCTCCGCGACCTGGTCCGCTGGTGCTACGACCGCCTGCCCGCCGAGGGCCGACCGGCCTTCGGTGATGCCGTCGCCGCCTGGCGCGGTGACCCCGACGCCGCTCCGGTGGCCCTGCGTCCTCATCTCCGAGCGCCCCAGCCCGCGGCCCCGCCGATGCCTAACAGCAACGCCGGCGCCCTGCGCCAGCCCGAGGCCAACGGGTCGCTGAACGTGGCCAGCATGGACCTCGACCTCTACCGGCAGCACCGCGAGGCGGTCCTGAAGACGCTCGGGAAGGGTTGACGCGTCCGCGCTGCCTGAGTAGGCTACCGCTCAACAGAGCCGATCGGGTCGCTCCCCGTTAAACGCGTACAGGCTCGAAGCATCAGAACGTCCCCCCCTCATGCTTTGGAGCTGATTCCTCATGGCGACTATCGGATCCCCGTACACCTTTGCCTCGATGGACGGAAACCTCCGTCTGGCGGCCATTCTCCACAACGAGGTCAGCCTGCTGCTGGCCGACCGTGCGAGCCTCTACAACCACCCGGCCATCGTCAACTACGGCAACATCGCCGGCAGCGGCTCGGAGACCATTCGCGTCCCCCTGCTGGGCATCGACGGCTACGACACGATGAGCAGCCGCAACGAGTCCACCTCGCCGCTCTCCGAGACCGATCTGACCTATTTGGCGCCTGAGATTACGGTCGCCCGCTACGTCCTCCACCGTGGCCTCTCCGACCTCGCCGCCATGACCAACTCCGGCGGCGGCCCCAGCCTCGACATGCTGGTCGGCGACTTCGCCGGCGCCTTCGAGATGACCGTCACCAGCCAGATCTGCGCCCTCTTCGGCAGCTTCTCCAACAGCGTCGGCACCGCGACCGTGGACCTCTCGGTCGACGACTTCTTCGCCGCCATCTTCCAGCTGGAGCAGTCCAACGTGAACGGTCGCCCGATGGCCGTCCTCGCTCCGGTCCAGGTCTCCGACCTCCAGAACAGCATCCGGCAGGAGGGCGGGGCGCTTCAGTTCGTCCCCGCTACCCAGGCCATGCTGGAGGCGAAGGGCCAGGGCTACATCGGCGAGTTCGCCGGCGTGGACATCTTCAAGTCCGACAAGGTCGCGACCAGCACGGGCCGCCAGGGCGCGATGTTCGTCCGTGGCGCCATCGGCTACGCCGAGGGCCGGATGGCTCCCAACCCGATGCTGGCTGGCCAGGTCCAGGCGAACGGTCCGGTCGTCATCGACGTCGACCGCACGCACGGTGACACCACCGACCTGATCGGTAACGCCTACTTCGGCGTTGCTGAGCTCCAGGATGCGATGGGTGTCCTGATCGAGACCGACGCCTAAGACGTCCCCCCCCCGAGGGGGTGAGCTGTTGCGATTGGTGCTCTCCGGTCCAGCAGCTCGCCCTCTCACTTTTCCCAAGGAGAGCACATGGCCGTCACCCTTCGACCCAGCATCCCGGTCCAGCAATCGACCGCGGGACCGGCGCACCGCATTAAGGTCCGGGGCATTAGCCGCCCGATGTTCAGCCTCTGCTGGCATCCCAACCGCGGCTATGAACTGATCGACGGGCGCTTCGTCCCGCTGCTGGCCGAGTTCCCCCACGCGCCCGGCGTGAACAACGTCCGCAAGAACGGCGACGCGACCTACGCCCTCGCCCGTCAGCAGCAGAAGGGATGGGTGATCGTGCCTCCGACAGCGGCCACCTCGACGGACACCCCCGACAACGGCGCCGGCTACGTCCGCGCGTACCCTGGCCAGCGTGGAACGCACCATGAGCACGCCTGGGTCAGCTGGAGCGGCGCCGGTGACCGCTGGACCCGTCAGATCGACGAGGCCGGTTGGGCCGCCTGGCGCTGGTCCCTGGTGGAGCGGGGCCTGCTCCCCGCCATCGACGCCGCCGGCCTGGAGGCCATGCGCGAGGACCTTCACAAGCAGCGCGACCGCTTTGCTGGCCGGGCTGACGTGAACCCCTACGCCGCGTCGTCCCTGAAGGCCATCCAGGCCGACATCGACACCTTCGAGAAGGCCGCCGAGGCCGCGCTGAAGCCCGCCACCTCCCGCCGCAGGAGCTCGAAGTGAGCGGCGAGCGCGAGGACATCCGGCGGAAGATGGAACGCTTCGAGGGCCGCTTGCGCCGCGAGGGCATGAGCCCCGACAAGGCGCGGGAGAAGGCCCGCCAGACTGCCCTCTACATTGACCGCCGCCAGTCGGCGAAGGAGACCACCAATGGCTAAGTCCCAGATCGGGCGCAACCTGCTCCGCGCCGACGCCGTCGTCCCGTTCAGCGTCCTGAAGGAAGCCTCGACCGCCTCAACGCAGACCCTGTTCAACCTGCCCGCGGGCGCGGTGGTGCAGGACTGTTTCGTCGACGTCATCGCTCCCTACAACGCCGCCTCGGGCATCACCAACGTGACGCTGAAGGTCGGCATCAGCGGGACCACGACCGCCTTCTTCGAGACGCTGTCCATGTTCGACGGGACCGCCACCGCGGCGACCCGCTACACGCAGAAGACCGCGCTCTCTAACAAGCGGGTCATGAACGCTGGCACCGACATCATCGGCACCTTCGCCGCGACGGGCGCCAACTTCGGCGACGGCAGCAGCAGCACGCTCAACGCCGGAACGATCCGCATCACCGTCATCTACAACCAGCTGCCCATCGCGGGCGCGTAGGTAGTGCAGGACGCCGTCTACACCGCTCGGTTCCCTGGGCCTCGTTTCATCGTCCGAAACGTCGCCGAGACCATCGAGTTGCGCGTCTACCGCGACGGGTCCCTGGTGACCCCGTCAGCGGTGACCGTGTCGGTGTATGACGCGAACAAGACCGCGGTCGTCGACGCCCAGGCCGCGACCGTGTCGGCCAGCGTGGCCAGCTACACCATCCCCGCGGCGACGACGGCGAACTTGTCCCTGGGGCAGGGCTGGTCCATCAAGTGGACCGCGACCGTCGGCGGGCAGGTCATCAACCCGATCAACGACGCCGCGCTGGTCCGCCGGCAGTTGTGGCCGGTGGTGACCGACCTGGATCTGTTCCGGCGGGCCTCCAGCCTGGACCCGTCGAGCTCGACGGTCATCACCAGCCTGTCCAACTATCAGGACTACATCGACGAGGCGTGGGTCGAGATCACCAACCGCATCGTCAACAGCGGGCGCCGGCCTAACCTGGTCCTGAGCCCCTACAGCTTCCGCGAGTGCCACCTATACCTGACGCTGGCCCTCATCTTCGAGGACCTCTCGACGCGCCTGAACGAAGCCTATGAGCTCCGCGCCCAGCAGTACCGCGAGCAGTACCGCAGCGCCTGGAAAGAGGTCAAGGCGTTGATGGACGACGACGAGGACGGCTTCGCTGACGATCCGCACCACCGCACCGCAGCGGACCCGACGGTCTGGCTGGGAGGCCGAGGCGGGACCCGATGGCTGCCCTGAGCCCTAAGCAAGTCCGCGAGCGCGTGGACAACGCCCTCAACGCGACCGCGGGGTTCCGTCGGAGTCGCTTCACCGGCTACATCTTCGGCAGCGACCCCCGCCAGGTCATGCATGGCAGCTTTGCGGTCGACGTCCCGACGACCAACCTCAACACGGGCGCGGTTCAGCGACAGAAGACCTCGGAGGGCTTGATGGCGAACACCGCGGTCCAGGTCAAGGTCGCGGGTCGCTACCGGCCCGACGCGCAACGCGCCGACATGGACACCCTGCTGACCCTGGAGGCGTCCGCCGTCGTCGCTGTCGAGGGCATCAGCCGAACCGACCTGCATATCCTCTACGAAGGCGCCCGGCGGGAGCTCTCCCCGGCGTCGGAGTTCTGCTTCACCACCCTCACCTTCCGGGCCATCCACCGGCTCGCCCTGGCCTGACAGGAGACCCTCATGGCTGTTTCTACCGTCATCAAGCACTTCACCGACGGGACCATCGAGCTCGCCGATGGCACCGGTACGCCGGTCACCCTGACCGTCCCCTTCTCGCAGGGCGACTTCAGCATCAGCGGTCTCCAGGAGTCGCAGAAGGCCGTCAACGTCTACCAGTCGCGCGGGACCCTGCACACCCTCCGCAAGGGCGAGAAGACCTTCGTTACCGGCAGCTTCTCGGCGATGCTGGCCGACGTCAGCGACGCCAGCGCGGGCGCCCTGCTCGACTTCATCCGAAAGACGAACGCCTACAGCGCGAACGCCAGCACCTCGGGCAGCGGCGACGTCTACACCATCAAGATCACGCTGACCATCGAGGGAACCGACCTCGGCGACAGCGCCGACCACACCATCGTCTTGGACGACTGCGCCTGTACCGCGGACGTCTCCGAGGGCGAGCCCGACAGCATCAGCATCAGCTTCACCAGCTACGCCGACCCGGTCATGACCTAACGGCGAGCGACACCGTAGGAGAGCACAATGGACCATCACCAGATCGGTCAGCATTCAATCACCCTTGTTCCACCCCGCAGCATGGCCGTCCGATGGGAAGTCTTCAGCCTCGGAGCGCACAGCAGCTTGCGGGCCTCCGCGGCGGCCCTCGCCGTCTGCTGGAAGGGACCGGGGAAGCCTGCGGCGACCCTCGAGCGCCACTCGTGGAACGTCGGACGATGGGCCGGCGCCGTCCTGGACGAGCTCCTGGGCCGCGGCGTCCCCCTCGACCAGATCGCCGGCATTGGGGCGCTGGCCTTCACGGTCTTGTCCGAGGGGCTGATGACCGAGGACGAGGTCGTCGAGGCGGGAAATGGCTCAGGCGAGGCGGCGCCTTAGACCGCGTCGTGCTCGCCATCTGCCGAGAGTACGCCCAGCCCCCTCGATGGTTCTACGAGCTGGAGCATCGGGAGCGGGTCGTCCTGCTCGCCGACTGGCGCATCCGTCACAACGCCGAGACGCCCAAGACGACGAAGCGCGGACGGGACTTCTGGATGACGTCGGACTGATGGCGGACTTCACCATCAAGGTCGACCCCGCGCTGGAGAAGTACGTCGCCCGGCTGCTCCAGATGCCCACCTACAAGCCGCTGGTGGACCGCCTGGTGGCCGAGTCGACGAAGCTGCGCGACGAGGCCCGCGAGCGCTGGCCCGTCGCGCGTCGCTTCAAGGACGGCCAGCCCACGCGGAAGACGCACAGCCGCGACCTGTTCACCGACGTCATCGTCGAGGTCCGCCCGTCGCGGATCTCCGTCCGCTTCGAGAACAGCGCCCGCTACGTCTACTTCATCCGGTCTCACCTGACGGGCCTCTCGCAACGCGAGCAGCTGGAGATCAGCGAGAAGCGGCAGGGCGAGGACCTGGACGACCTGACGCTCCGCGTGCGCGACAACAAGCCTAAGCGGTCGCCCATCGTCGACCTGGTCCGCAGGCCAGTGCGTAAGATGAAGGCGCAGCTCATCGAGGACCTGCGGGACGACATTGTGAGGATTGCCAATGGCCGCTGAAAAGGTCGTTCTGGAGTTCGAAGCCAATTTGTCCGGGATGCAGCAGGCCCTGGCCAGCATCCCCGGCATGACCGAGAAGGAGGCGAAAGAGGCTGTCCGCCAGCTGCGGAAGTCCTTCCTGACCGCCGAGAAGGCCGCGAAGAAGGCCGCAAAGGTCCAGGGGAAGTCCTTCAAGAAAGCCGCGAAGGAGATCGACGAGAGCGCTGAGAAGACCGGCGAGGGCCTGAAGCGCATGGCCCAGGCCGTCGGCGGGAAAACCGGCGAGATGGCCGGGCGCGTCGAGGCCCTCGGGCAGTCGGTCGCCGCCCTCGCGACCCCGCTGGGAGCGGGCACAGCTGCCGCGGTCGCCATGACCGCAGCGGTGACCGGGCTGGCCGCGGGCATGGTGGCGGCAGTCTTCGCCGCCGACGACTTCATCGACGACCTGAAGGAGCTTCAGGGCCTGGAGGGCTTCGAGCTCCTGCCCGCCGATCAGGTCGAAGCCATCGAGACGGTCAACGGCTCGCTCGATGCCGTTGTCGCCATCGCAAAGCAAGCGACGGTCACGATCGGCGGCGAGTTCGCCCCTGCCCTTGAGAATGCAGCGGTCGGCATGGTCGCGCTCAACCTGGCCGCGCTCGACATGCTCAAGCAATTCGTCGACGCGATCGACGTGTTCCAGGTCGTCGGCGACACGATCATCGACGCGGTGCTGGGCCCGATCGATCACTTCGCCAAGGGGCTCGGCACGGTCGTGCAGGGGCTGGCGCTCGTCGCCGAGGCCGCCGGTCAGGACCAACTCGCAGGCAAGCTGAACGAAGCGGTCGACGCGATGACGCAGCTGCGCGGGCAGCTGAACACCAGCACCCTGATGGGTGCTGCTGGCGTTGCCCTCGACATCGCTGACGGCTACGGCAACTACACCGACCGCGCCCGCGAGCTGATCGGCACCCTCGAGGAAGTCGACACGACTCAGAAGAGCGTGCAGACCTCGACGAAGGATCTCGACGCCGAGATCGAAGCGCTGACGCAGGGAAACCTCGCCAGCTTTAAGAAGGCCCTCGAGGCCGAGCAGAAAGCCCTCGAGCAGGTCGCCGCCATCGGCACCGCCGCGCGCAAGTCGCAGCTGACCGCCGAGCAGGCCCTGCAGTTGCAATACGCCGAGCAACTGCTCGCGATTGAAGAGCTGTCGACGGCGCATCAGGAGAATTACGCGATCCAGCAGGCTGCCGCAGCCTCGCGCCTCGCGGTCGAGGCCGAATACTACGCGCAGTTAGAGCAGCTTCGAGCCGCCGACGATGCGAAGGCGAAGGCCTCGGCGGTGCAGCAGCGCGATGATGCTGTCGGACTCACGCAGTCGCTGATCTCTTCGAGCGACCAGCTGCTCCAGGCGCGGCTGCAGAACATCGACACAACGACCGCCGCAGGCCGCGCCGAGGCAGAGCAGATGTTCAACATCCAGAAGTCTCTCGCGATCGTCTCCGTCATCATTGATGGCGCGATGGCTGTCTCGAAGGCCTTCGGTCAGTTTGGCTGGCCTGCGGGCCTCGCAGCCGCCGCCGCTGCGACCGCGCAGACAGGTGCCGCCGCCGCCCTCATCGCCTCGCAGAAGCCGCAATTCCCGATGGGCGGCATCGTGCCGAGCATGGATTCGCCGAGCATCGATCACCAGCTGATCGCCGCGCAGCCAGGAGAGGCGGTGCTGAACCGCTCGGCGGTCGATCGGCTGGGCCCGTCAGGGGTCGACGCGATCAACAATGGGCGCATGCCAGGCGGCGAGATGGTCGTGCAGATGGTCTATGAGCACCGCGTATTCAACTCGTTCATCGCCGACTCGCTGAGCGCAGGCGGACCCCTGACGAATGCGCTAAACCGACGAAGCGGTCCACCTGGCCACAGCCGCAGGAGGCGATGAGATGGCGAACGACGTCAGCACGACCGACGACCTGCGCGGGCTCATCCTGCATGACCCTCGAATCAAGACGGCGAACCTTGACGCCGCCGAATCGAGCTACACCCAGGCGAGCCCTCGCCCTGGGGTGCCGGAGGATCAGAACAGCCCTCGCAGCGCGATGGTCTTTCAGACGTCGGGCAACCAGGCCGCCGGTCAGCAGCTGCGGCTGAGGATCGGAGCCGGCGGCTATCCCGGCACCGACGCGCGAGGTGCTGGCGGCCTGTGGAAGCTCGAGAGCGATGTCGACTGGTATGGCGCCGACGTCTACAACGTGATCAGCGGGCGCGAGTTCCTCGAATACGTCGACAACAGCGTCGGCACCGACGACAACGATGACCCGCACGTCGTTCGCCTCGAGGACGGCAGCGTCATGGCGGCCTACCATCACCGCACCGCGCTCGCCGGCTCGCAGATCCGCATTCGCACGATGACACCCGGCAACGCCTGGGCGGTCGCTGCGGACCTCGATCCGACGCCCTCGGCGCTGGCCGCTTCGGACATGAATCCGTGTCTGCTGGTGCTGCCTGGTGGTCGCGTCGCCCTGTACTACTGGACGTCGGACACGACGGCGAACGTCGCTCAGGTGCAGATGCAGTACAGCGACGACGGCGGCGCGACCTGGACGCTGGGGTCGACCGCCTGCCTCGAGACGTCGATCGACATCAGCAGCGCCGCGACCGGCTACTACTTAGGGCGCATTCGCATAGCGCGCAGCGCAGGGCAGATCCTGCTCGTCGCGGAGCTCGTCAGCCGCGATGGTGGGGTGACGACGCCCGACGTCCTGACGCAGTGGGCCAGCGACGACGAGGGCATCACCTTCTCGCACGTCGAGACTTGGGTGCCTGACGTCAACAACGGACAGCAGCCCTCGGTGCTGGCAGCCCAGGCCGGCGGATTCATCGTGTTTGTCGCTGACGCCCTTGGCTCAGGGACCAGCATGTACAGGCTGAGCAGCGCATACGAGGCGCTGACCGATGCCGGCACGACCTCGATGACCGGCCTGACGGCAGGCTCGGAGGTGATCGACTGTTTCCGAGACGAGGACCAGAGTCTTTATCTGCTCTGGTACAACGTCACCGACGCCGTGCAGATCGTGCGCTCGGTCGACGATGGGCTGAACTGGACGCACCTCGACGACGACAGCACGAATGCCGAGGCCTTCTGGCATGCGAACGACGCGAACACCATGCTCAGCATTCGGGAGTTCTCGGCGACCGCCCTCGAGGGCCGCATGATCGTCGTGTGCAAGTTCCTGACGGCGACCGGCACGAAGGACGACGAGAGCATCCTGTGCCTCTACGGCGGCGGCTCTTCGACGGTCACCCTGCCCTCGTCGGCGGCGTTCCGTCGAGACGCGAACCAGATGGCGTATCGCCAGACCTGGACGGACATCGAGAAGCCTGGTGATGTCGCCTCATGGACGCGCAGCGCGACCGGCTCGCCGACCGAGACGCTGACCTCTGGCGGCTTCCGCATCGAGACGGGCGCATCTACGTCGGTGCAGTACCTCTACAACATGACCGCCGATCCGACGCTGCAGATCGTCGTGACTGCCGAGCTCGACGTGCAGGCGTCGGCAGCGGTCGGCACCTCGACCGAGGTGGGCTTTCAAGTCCACGCCGCGAACAGCACCGACCAGTACCGCGCAGACATCCGGTTCTCGAACGATGGCTTCGCCGTCGTTGACGGCTACGGCGGCACGACCTTGGGGCAGTCGTCAGGCCTGGACACGACCAACAGCGTGCAGGTGCTCGTATCCGTCACCGCTGAGAAGGTCCGCACCTGGTATCGGCTGACCGGCACGGCAAGCGACAACGCCCGCAGCTGGACCGCAGGCCCTGCCGGCACGCTGACTGCTTCGCCGTCGCTGCCGCCCATCACGAACAACGCGGTCGAGTGGGGCCACCTGGCGACCACAGGCGCAGGGCGTGATTCGTTCTGGCGTCTGTTCCTCGTCGGCGAGCTGCCGGCGACCGCCTCGCCGCTGTATGACGGCTTCTCGAACCCGACCGACCTGTTCGCTCGCCCGCTGTCGCGTCACCCGATCGGCATCGATGGCGGCGTCAAGGTGGCCGCCATCGACGGGCCTGGGCGGGAGGCTGAGACGTGGAACATCGACACCCGCTATGACTACAGCGTCGAACACCTCGACCCTGCGATCGCACCCTCGCCTCGCCGTCGCTGGCGAACGACCGGCGAGACGCAGCAGGATCTCGTCTGGGATCTGCACGGGCTGGCTGCCGATGCGCGCTACGGCTCGACGACCCTGGGCCTCTATCTGGGCGGCATCAACTGGCGCACGGGCAGCTTGTGGGGCAAGGCGAACGGCGGCAGCTGGGTCAAGCTGGGCGATCTGGACGCGGCGTCAGGGATGCAGCCGCTCGCGTACACCCGCACAGGTGACGCCATCGGCCCGAACCTGGCTGGCTCGGTCAATGCCGCGCAGTACCTCCAGCGAAACGAGTTCGCCGGCGGATCGTTCGCCTCGTCGACCTCAGTGATCCGGCGAATCACCCGGCACACCGAGGGCGCGTTCTCGAACAGCTTGACCAGGCGGGCGACCCTGTTCCTCGAGGGCGTCACCGACAGCGACCCGACGAGCGGCGACGGTGCGATCTGGTCGCCGCGCCTGCTGGCGGTCGCTCACAACGTCGGCGACTATCGGTATCTCAGGCTCAGGATCGACGCGCAGACGACCGCTGACGGGTACTTCGAGATCGGGGCCTGCGTCCTGGGCCCGCTGGCCCTCTTCGGAACGTCTTACTCCTGGGGCAGGGTGATCGACCATCAGGCGAACGTGGAGCTCACAACCGCCCGAGACGGCACGCGCTACGCGCGAGGCCTGGGCGATCCTCGGCGGCTGGTGTCCTTCTCCTGGTCGGAGGGCGTCGACACCTCGGCGACGTTCAGCTCGACCGGCTCAGGGGCCATACCGGACTACATCACCGGCACGTCGACCGGCGGCGCCCAGCCCATCGGCACGCCCTACGATACGCCGCTGCTCCTGTCGGGCGTCCTCTCTGAAATCAACGGTGCATCGACGCCGCTCGTCTACGTGCCGGCCATCGCGCGAGGCCCGAGCGACTTCGCGCAATACCCGCAGCGAGCTGCCTCGGTCTACTGCCGGATGACGACGCCTGTGCGCGTCGAGACGGTGCTCGGCGACGAATCGAGCACCGAGGTGATGCGGCTGCTAAACGTCGAGCTGTCGGAAGAGGTATAGCGATGCCCTGGTCGCGCGCGGATCTGCTGGCCGGTCAACGGCACTACGTGGTGACCCTGACGCTTGGCTCGAGGGTTCTGCACTTCTCGCACGAAGCGCTCGACATCGTGCAGGCTGATGGGTCGTTCATCTCCGTCGCCGCCGGCCTGATCGCAGACATCGACGCGACGAGGGCGCTCCAGATCCAGCAGACGACGGTGCCCCTGCGGTCAGTGTCGATGTCGATCATCACCGAGGCAGAGGACTGGGCCGCCATCGTCGCTGATGGCTACGACCTCGCGGCGGGCGTCGGCGAGCTCAGCGAATGGATCCCAGGCCGCACCTGGGAGGACCGGCAGATCATCCTGACCGGCCTGCTCGACGCGCCCACCTATGGCGCTCGAGGCGAGCCGCTGGCGTTCACCCTCAAGAATCACCCCATGCAGGACCGAGGGCAGATCCTGCCGCCGACGGCGATCGTCGACGCGGACACCTGGCCGAACGCCCATGAGCACGCCGAGGGCCGGAACTACCCGATCGTCATCGGTCAGCCTGGGCTCATCGGCTCGACGCGCTACCACGGGTCGCCCGGTCTGGTGGTCAGCGTCGCCGCCGGCACGGTGCTGATCTGCGACGGCGAGGTGCAGGCCTCCAAGGTTTCCTACCTGGAGGAAGCCGATCCCGAAAAGTGGATCAGCGTCGACGTCGACAAGACGACCGACGGGCGAGGTCGCACCGTCTCGACGATCACGATGACCGGCGAAACGTGGACCGCGCACAGCTCAGGCAGCACGGTCGACTTCTTTGCGCCCATCAGCGGCGCCGATGCAGGCGAGACAGAGGACGGCTTCTACAGGGGCTACGTGGGCAAGTTCAGCTTCACGACGGCGACCGCTGCCCTGCGCGGCGTCGAGTTCATCATCACACGCTGGAACAGCGACTACAGCCTCGGCGGCTCGCAGGGTCGCGCGCGCGTTGAGCAGTTCGACGGCAGCAGCCTGCCAGCTGCGCCCGGTCACCTGGACGAAGCGGTCGTTCGTCCGGTCCTCGATGGTCAGGTGCAGATCTGCTGGACCGGCGGCGGCGGCATCTTGAACCGAACGCGCACCTCGGTGCTGAGGACTGCCGGCGACGTCCTCGAGCACCTGTTCCAGGCCTCGACGCTGAACGTCGACCGAGGGCGCACCGCTGCCGCTGCCGAGCTCCTGCAGGGCTACCTCATCGACTGCTACATCGACGATCCGGTCGGCGTCTGGGAATGGATCCAGGGCAACCTGCTGCCCATCCTGCCAATCTCGATTCGCTACGGGCCGTCAGGCCTCTACCCGGTCGTCTGGCGGTCGGTCATCGAGGATGAGCAGGGCTCGCTCGTCCAGTCGCTGAACGCTGATGACGGCGACATCGTGCGAATGGGTGTCGTCGAAACCTCGAGCACCCTACACGGCGAGCTGGCGAACACGATTCGCGTATCCTACGCCGTCGACAGCAGGACGGGCGACCATCGAGCCGCCTATCTGCTGCATGGCGCACCTGACCGCATCGACAACGGGTCGACGAGCGCCTCGAGCCGCATCACCCGCGTCTCGGTCGCGCGATACGGCGAGATCCCGGTCGAGCTGCAGACCTCCGTTGTCTGGGATCGCTCGACGGCTGCGGCAGTCGCCTACCAGGCGGCGCTGCGGCACGCCCTGCCGGTCAGGCGCATCAACTACCTCTGCCCGCAGGCCTTCGGCTGGCTTGAGGAAGGCTGCGGCGTGCAGCTGACCGACAGCGAGCTCAGCCTGAGCAACGTGTTCGGGTTGGTGTCGGAGGTGCAGGACTACACCGATGGATCCTGCCGCATCCAGGTCACCCTGCTCGATCCTGTGGTGCGCGACTGAGACGCCGCTGATAGGATGGCGGCATCTCCAGACCGACTGACTGACTGAGGAGAACCCAATGGCCTACGCCGCAACCGTCACCGTCGACCGCAAGGGCGGCGAGATCCGCGTCACCATCTCGGAAACCGAGGCCGCCTCGACCTCCGAGGCGACGATCGACCTGGGCGTGCAGAAGTTCCGCATCCATCGGCAAATCTGCCAGATCACCGCCGGCAGCGGGTCGACCGTCGACCCGATCCTGGGCAACGCGACCGCGCCGAGCGGCGCGAACGTGATCCTCGAGAACGATACCGCCGCCTCGACTTGCGACAACGCCATCACAGGCGGCGTCACCGGCTACAGCTCGACCGGCACGCTCTACCATCGCAGCCAGGTCGACAGCGCGAGCGACTCGACGGTCGTCACCATCTACCACGCGACCGTGGGCTGGTAGCGATGGCCCTCGCTCGCCCTGGCTTCTCGCCGGCCTCTCCGACCATCGTTCCTGCCATCGGCGGCGGCAGCGTCGCCGCGTCGCCCTGGACCGACGTCAACCTCGGCAGCGCGACGATGAACGACGCCCAGAGCCTGTACACCTCGAGCGGCTCGAGCCTCGGCACCATCAGCACCATCGTGCTGAACGGCGTCAACCACGGGCGCATGGATACGATGGACGGGCTCTTTTTCACGGTCCAGCTGACCGACTTCGACCGCGCGAAGCACTTCGGCGTCGCTGTTCGCGCGTCCTGGGGTGGGGCGCTACCGGGCGTATGGGAGCTATACCTGGGAGTAGGTAACGACTCGACGCCTGTGTCTGATGGCGGCGTTTACCTGGCGACGCAGCTGAAAGCGACAGGCGCATCGGTAGGAGGCAACGACTACGGCGTGAACCCATCCTTCAACCAGAACGTGACCGATGGCGCGCGCTATCTCGGCGGCATGATCAATTACCGCAGCGATCGGCAGGATGGCTCGGTCGGTCAGTCAGCCAACAGCGATCTGTCGATTCGGGCAGGGCAGAACCGCAGCGTCGATCCTGGCACCGCCATGGCCGACAACAACCAGTATCTACTGGTGGGCATCGGTAACCAGTCGGCGAAGGCCGATGGAACCTACAACGGCACGCTGAGTGATCTGAAGGTCCAGTTCCAACTGCTCGCGCACTACGGGCTCGACTGATGCCGGCCTGGGATATCCTCCTGCGGCTGGCCAGCGCGCCAGGCTGGCGCGAGGCGCCGTACGGTGGCGGCGGCGGCCCTGTCGCAGGCAACCCGATGGGCACCGCGACCCTGCCCACCTCGAGCGCTTGGAATTGCAGCACGTTCCAGGCGAAGGCGACCCTCTGGGGTGCCTACTATCTGGGCCGGCAGGGCTTCCGGTTCTCCGTCAGCGACTGGTCAGAATGGATGATCGAAGAGCTCGGCGCAGCCGGCGGCGTCGAGGTCGCGGTTCGCCTGGGGCTGGCGTCGCGCTTCCTGCACGGCCTGCCTCGAGGCCTAAAGCCTGGGCAGTGGCTCATCGTGCAAGGCTGGAACGGCTCGCGCGGGCATGCCAGCTTTCTGCGCTGCTGTCGCGACGAGGACGGTCGCGGCTTCGCCTTCCTCGAGGCGAACAACGGCTTCGGCGTCAACGGCATCGGCTCGCGGTCCTGCTCGGTGCCGAATGCTCGCAACTGGGGCGGCACCTGGCCCGAGGGCTCGCTGACCCTGGAAAGCCGCGAGGCCATCCTCGACCGGTATGAAACCTTTTACAGCGCTGTGCTGAACTGAGGCCCATCATGGACAAGCTTCGAGCCCTTCGCGACCGGTTCCAAAACCGCGACACCAGCATCGACCGAGCCGAGGCGGTGCTGATCGCCCTCGAGGTGCTGGACGTCGTGAACGTCATCACCGACGCCCTCGTCGACGGGCAGCTCGATGCCGCCGAGGCTGCCGCCATCCACGCGGAAGTCGCCGAGCTGCGCGCGGTCGTCGCCGAGGCCCTGACCGACTGATGGCCAGCCCTGCGCCGCCTGTCGAGCCGACCGCCGATCCTTCGTCTGTTGCCTCGGTGACCCTCGACCCTGCACCAGGTGCAGCCCCTGCCCCAGCCCCTCGCGGCAGCTGGGTGTCGAGCCTGACCATCGGGCAGCTGGGCGGCGTCGGCACCCTTCTGCTGCTGTTGTCAGGCGGCGGCGGCGCTGGCTTCTCGGCGATGCTTCTCGGCGGGCCTGACGTCGTGCATCAGGACGAACTCGACGAGATGGAGCAGCGGCTGAGGGCCGACCTCCAGAAGGACCGGCAGATCGAGATGCTGGCCCAGGAGCAGCGGCTGGCTGCCGAGCTGGCCGACATCGATCACAAGCTCGACGTGATCGCCCGCGAGCTCGACATCGACCTGGAGTAGGTGAACGCAAAAGGGCCGCCCGGAGGCGACCCTGGGCGGCTTGATGAAGCGGAGTCTACGACATCCACTTGATCGGCCACTCGGTGACCCACGCATGACGGGGGTCAACATCAAGCCCGGTCTGCCTGACCCAGGCCATACCTTCGCGAGCTGGACGATGCATCTGAGCATCATCAAGCACGCGGGCAGTCATAATGCCGCCGACGAAGGTCTTGACGTTGTGACACGTCACCAGCTGGCCAGAAACGACGGAAGAGAGAGAGAGCGTAAAGCGATCAGTCATCGCAGACTCCTTGCCCGTGCGGGCGTTGAAAAGGTTGATGGTCATGGCTGCTCTCTCCGTTGTTGGTGCCGGTGATACGCGAGGCCCGCGGACCTATTGCACGCCCCTGCGTTTTTTTTTGGGGCAACGCAAAAGGGCCGCCCGAGGGCGACCCTGCGCGGCTGTTAGCACCTCTCTTCTCGCAGAGCTTTTTCAGCAGCCCTGCAAACGCGATCCCAGTTGCGTTCGCTGAGGTCGTGAGGGTTCATCCCTACTCGATCAAACCAGCCGCACACCAGGTCAGCAACTTCGGGGGCACTGTGACCCATTCCCTTTTCCTTGGCAGATTTTGCGGCGAGGCGGACGCTGAAAATAATGTCGCTGATGCTCATGGTGCTCTCCGTTGTTGGTGCAGGTGATACGCGAGGCCCGCGAACCTATTGCAGACTCTCCGCGTTTTTTTCGAACACCTCCAGATTGCGGTCGCCCTGGCGCCTGTAGCGGTCTTTGATGGCCTCCGGGTGATCGTCGGGCAGCGGCTCGCCGACGTCAGGGCAGCGGCTGCACTGAGTCGACGAGCTGCGCCAGATGACGCCGCAGCCGAGGCAGGACCGGACGACGGGCGCGTCGCTCATCGGTCCTCGTCTCGCCAGCGGCGATCTTGAACGAGGCCCAGCACCAGTAGCAGGACGACGCACAGGGCGAGCATGACCGAGATCATGCGGCACCGCCCTTGCGCTGACGCTTCGCCAGCCGCGTCGACCACCAGGCGGCGAAGGCCTCGCCGATGGGGCTGCTCGCCTTCAGGTCACGCGCGAGGGCCTGCCGGTCAGGCGGTGCCCAGCTGCTCGGCGAGCCCATGCCCTCGGTGCCTGGGAAGCTGCGAAGGAACTCGCGCAGATCCTGATACGCCGCCTCCTGCTCCGACTCGGTGCCCATCGGCTCATCGGGGTAGCAGAGGGCGAACGCGAACGCCTTGAAGCGACCGGCCTCGGCTTCCCAGGTGGGGTGGTGATGCCGGCCCCGGTGGGGGTTGTTGCCGGGGTTGGCTCGGGCCTGGGGCGCGTTGGGCACGTCCCGCCGCTGGCCTCGACCCTCGGCGCCCTCGCCGTCGTCGTCGACGTCATCCGAGGACACGACCCCGACCATCGCCGCGAGGCCCCCGCGGCGCAGGTAGGTCACGGTTGACCCGATGGCCTGGGGGCCCATGTTCTTCGACGCCGCGGCCATCTGGCACTCCATCCACTGGCCCGAGCTGTGGATGAGGCGGGTCGTCAGGGTGACGGTCCCGTCGACGAGGCCGGGAGCCTGGACGACGGCGAGACCGTTGCGCGCGAGGGGACCGACGGCGGCCTGGTGGATGCTGGCTAGCGTCGCGTAGGTCGAGCGGAAGTGGGGGTTCTTGCCGTCGTTGTAGGCGACGGTCATCTCCCCTTGCGCCTTCGCAAGGGCCGCGGCGAGCTCCCCGATCTCGGGGCTGGTGGTGAGGTTACTCATGTTGGGATCGCTCCTGTCGTTGATAAGTGTTCAGCCGGTCCTCGATGGTCTCGGCGAGCCATCGGGCTTGTCGGTGGATGCTCTCTCGGTCAGCCTGGGGCCGGTCAGCCTCCAGCAGCTCGTCCAGGCTGTGCATGATGCAGCGGAGGTCTGAGGACGCCTGGACGAGAAAGGCGAGTCGGTCGCGGTCGAGGTCGGTCATGCCGCCTTTACCTGGACCCATTCCATCCCGTTGAATCGCCAGCCATCGCGAGCGGCGATGCGGCGGACGGTCTGCCTCGACCAGCCCAGGATGCCCGCGGCGGTCGTCGCGTCATGCCCCAGCCTCAGCAGGCAGGACACGCGCTTCGTCAGCCAGAGGTGGCGGATCTGGGTCGGCGTGACGCCGTAATTTCGACGGATGGAGCGGCAGAAGTTCGCCGCCCCCATGTCCGCGGCGTCCGCCGCCTCCTGGACCTGGCCGCCGGCTTCGAGGACGGCGACACCGGCCTCCAGACGGTCGACCAGCCGCTGACGGGTCACCTCGGCGTGAATGTAGTCGACGCTGGTCAGCCATCGGGCCAGGGCATCGGGCCGGTAGCCCTCGCGCTCGCCCAATTCGGTCAGCGTCATCTCGGGGTCCTCGCGGAGCTCGTTCGCCCATCGACGCAGGCGGAAGCGGGACGGACACCGGCGACCGTTCACGGGGTCACCTTAAAGGTGATGGGGTTGCGGTCCTCGTCCTTCGGTGGCGTCGTCCGCCAGCTGCGGACGTACTCGCCGCGAGGCGTGCAGGTGAAGCCCCGCGAGGTCAGGCTGACGGCCTCGCACTCCGAGCAGTACCAAGCGGGGCCGCGGTAGATCTGGAACCAGGGCCGGGAGTCCGCCATCAGCATCGAGGGCTGACCGCAGTGCTCGGGATGCCCGTCGCGGCTCTTGCCCCAGCTCTCGATGGTCGAGAAGTCGCCGTCGAAGGGAACGGGGACGACCTCGCCGATGGGCGGGAGCAGCTGACAGCGGACGGTCTGGGAGTGGTTCGACTTGCCGGAACACTTCCACCAGTTGTCGGCCCTGCCGAAGCAGTAGCCGCACACCTGGTCGAACCATTGACCGCCGGGGAAGCCGGCGATGGGGCGGAAGTTGCGACGCTGCTTAGGCATCGGTCAGCGACTCCAGATGACGGGGCGGTCATCGCTGATGTCCGCGTCGAGCGCGTCGGCGCGGCTCAGGCACTTGACGACGCGGACGCTGGTCAGGCACCCGCCGCCGAGCGTGCGGGCGTCGCTGACGGCGCTGTCGAAGCTGCGGTAGAAGGCGCGGCGGCTGCCGTAGCTGGGCGAACCGAAGGTAACGATCTGGTAGTAGGGCATGTTGCTCTCCGTTGTCTGCTGTCCACTATACACCCTACGCATAACCCGCAAGGTCTATTCTATGCTCTTGACGGATATCCGCCGCACGGGTAACCATGCCGCCCAAGGAGGCCCCATGCCCGCCGACAAGACACCCCGAACACCCTTCGGCGCAGCCGTCCGCGAGAAGCGTCGAGCCCGAGGTCTAAGCCAGCAGGAGCTCGCCAACGCCTGCGGCTTTTCCCAGGCGAAGCTCTCCCAGCTGGAGACCGGGGACCGGATCCCCTCGCTGCTCGATGTTGTCCAGCTCGCCCCCCCGCTGGAGGTCGACCCGTCCTGGCTGACGATGCTGGCGATCCGCTCGCTGGAGGCCGCGTGATGGCCTCGACCTGGTCCCGCCGCCCGCTGGCTGCGGCTCGCTCCGTTGTCATCGGTCAGCGGGTCGGCGGGGCTTCCCGATGAGCGCCACCGACCGACAGCGCGTGCAGGACGTCGCCGCGGCGATGGCCCTCCGCGACCTGGAGACCTGCCTGGAGCAGCTGACGCACGCCGAGGAGGTGCTGCGCCTCGCCAGCCTGCCCGGTCATGCTCTCGGCATCCAATGGGCCCGCCGACAGGTCACGACCCAGCAGCAGGACCTGGAGGTCTTCCGTCGAGCTCTCCGCGACGAGGCCCACCGATGACCCCGCTCACCGTGCTCATCGCCGGCGAGCCCATCGGGAAGGGACGCCCCCGCGTGGTCAGGACGAAGTCGGGGAACGTGCGCGGGGTAACCCCGCAGAAGACCCGCGAGTGGGAACGGTACGCCGTCCGCGTGCTCGTCTGGTGGTGGAAAGGTCGCCCGCCCCTCGTCGGGCCGGTCAAGGTCACCGTGAAGGCGATCAAGTCCCGCCCGCAACGGCTGACCCGGAAGAGTGACCCCGAGGGGCTGATGTGGCGGACGACCAAGCCCGACGCCGACAACGTCCTGAAGATCGTCCTGGACGCCATCGAGACCGCGGGCATCGTCACCGGGGACCAGCAGGTCGCCCTCGTCGAGTGCCGCAGCCTCTACGCCGAGAAGGACGGCCTCCCCCGCGTCAAGGTCACCATCGAGACCCTGGAGGAGCTGTGAGCTTGGAGCTCGTTCCAATCACGCTGCGCGAGGCGAACCGCTTCGTCGAGCAGCACCACCGCCACCATCAGCCGGCTCGGGGCTGCCGCTTCTGCGTCGCGGTCGCCCAGGACGACGAGGTCGTCGGCGTGGCCATCATCACGCGCCCGGTAGCTCGCCGGCTTGACGATGGTTGGACCGCGGAGGTCTCGCGCGTCGCAACCGATGGGACGCGGAACGCCTGCTCGAAGCTCTACGGCGCAGCATGGCGGGCAGCTCGGGCGCTGGGGTTCCGCCGCCTCATCACCTACACGCTGCCCGAGGAGGGCGGCGCGTCGCTGCGCGGGGCTGGATGGCGCTGCGTTGGCGAGGCTGGCGGGGGGTCTTGGTCAAGGCGTGACCGTCCCCGCGTTGACCTTCACCCCCTCCAGCAGAAGCTCCGATGGGAGGCCCTATGAAGTACCGCGACGCCCTCGGGCAGTTCTGCCTCTCACCTGGCCGGCTTCGAGCCCGCCGCCGCAAGGAGGCGTGGGTCATGCGCCAGAAGGAAGCCGCCCGCACCATCGGGAAAGCCCGCAAGCCCTCGACGTGGCATTGGTCGCGCGATGGGGTGTCCGCATCCTGTGGACAACCTGCCAACCCTGGCCAGCTGCTCGGGGCTGAGTTCGCCGAGCTCGGGGACTGCCCCGGCTGTCTGGCGTTGTGGCTGGCCTCGCCCGAGTGGGAGGCCATCCGCCGCGAGGTCATGCGCCACGTCGACGAGCACGCCGAGGCCAACGGCTACCCGAGGCGACGGTGAGCGGTGGACGCGCGGGAGCTCGCCCGATGGCTGCGGATCGTCAGCAGCAACCGGCTGGTGAACCCCGACCCGGTGACCTGGTCGAACACCGGACACGGGGGCTACTGCTTCAGCCTCGACTTCTGCACCGATGCCGAGGTGCTGGCGGGGAGGATCGATGCCGTGTCTGATGTCGAATGGCCGCGCGAGGTGGCGCGATGGGTCACGCTACAGCATGTCCAGCAGGCCGGCGCTGCCATCCGATACGACGGCATCCGGTGGGAGGCGGAGAAGGGCTACGGCAATTGGGGCGCGGTTTCGTGTCGGTGGCGACAAGATGGGACAAAACACCCCGCCGACAAGACAGAGGTCAGCGACTCGGCAAAGCGCCTCGACATGCTGACTTTACCCGCCGCCCGCTCGGGCGCCTGCCCCCTGTTCGTCGAGCTGTGCGCCGGGTTGGCGTCGGTGTCGCTGGTCCTCCAGGGAGGCCGCCACGCCCGCCCGCCTGTCTCGCGCATGGGCAACAAGCGAGGCTATGCCGAGGCGATCCTGTGGGCCTGCGGGCTGCGTCAGGGCCAAGGGGCGCAACGCTTCCTCTGGTGCGAGCCCGACCCAGGGTGCAGCGCCCTCCTGCGAGCCTATGGCCAGCCCGAGGTGCTGCGCGAGGCCGCCGAGATCATCCGAGGCTGGGCGGACGAGGACCCGCGCGAGCTGTGGGAGCGGCTGAAGGCCGAGGGGCCGATACGGAGCGGCGAGGCGGGGGAGGTGGCTCGGTGGGCGCAGGTTCAAGCGCAGACTCGGCCCGATGGTCAATACGACATCGTTAGATCGGAGGGCTCTCATGGGTGGGCACCTGCACCGCGCGGGTGGGTTGCAGGTCGCATGGATGCGATGCCGTGTCTGCCTGCGGTCACCGTCGCCCCAGACGCCCGCGAGATTGATCCGCCCGACCTGCCCGCCGGGTCGGTCGTGTTCATCGATCCGCCCTACGTCGGAACGACCGGCTACGGTCACGACCTGCCCCGAGCTGCGGTCGTCGAGATGGCCCGCCGATGGAAGGACGCCGGCGCCCTCGTCTGCATCAGCGAGCAGGAAGCCCTCCCCGAGCTCATGGCCGAGGGCTGGCACGCCCTGGACATCACCAGCACGCGCAAGGGGCAGAAGCGCACCTTCTCGAAGCAACAGGCCGAGTGGCTGACGATGAGCGAGGCGCCGAGGTGGCGGCCCGCGGTCCAGGTCGGCCTCTTCGGATGACTTGCCAAAAATGCCAGAAAGACCGGTTCTGGCATTTCTGGCATTTTTGACACCAACAAGGAGAGCACACGATGAGACTACAAAGCGGGCACCGACACGCGGTCAGCCCTCGTAGGCCAGAGCAACAGCCCCCGGGGAAGTCCCCGGGGGCTGGCACCGCTGAACTGCTCGTCTCCAGGCCGCACGGTGACGGACTCCTTCGCGACGCCTTCGGCCTACTGCGCTCGGCCTCCGGTTTACTGCGTTCCCGCTCGCGTTCGGCGCATCTTCCGCGAGAGGTAGCCGGCCCTGATCTGTCCGGCGGGCTCTTTTTGTTCCGCCTTGAACGTAACACGGCCAGGCCGAGACTGGCGGGCTCTTTTTGTTCCGCCTTGAACGTAACACGGCCAGGCCGAGACTCTGGGCGATTCCGACGGCGTTCCTTCCGCCGATCGCCTCGGCTCCTTCCTGGCCGCGTGTTTATCATACAGCGTGGTTGCGAGATCCGCGAGTGGCAGGCCAGGACCTGTTCTCATCTTCTGCCCAATGGCCAACAGGTGCAGAAGCTGTGATGGACCGCGACAAGCTGAAGCGCCTGGGGGAGCGGGCTATCGCTTGCCTTGGCTGGAGGTGGGTCGAAGGCATGAGGACGCTCGACGACGAGCTCGTCGTCTACGTCACGCCGCCGGGTAGCGAGTGGGTCGGCCCTCCGATGGTGGACCTGTGGAGCGCCGGCGGGTCGGTCGAGGAGGTTCAGACCGGCGGGTCGCGGGTCGTCCTGCCCAACCTGGTCCACCCGACGACCTCGGGCGCGATGCTGGCCCTGGTCCGCGCCGCGTGGAAGGACGACACGCTCGCCGCCACCTACCATGAGGGCGAGGACGACGGCGTCGCTGGTGGCTGGGACATCACCGCCGGGGACTTCTCCATTCTGGGCGTCCAGGTCTCGACCGAGGCCGAGGCCCTGCTGCTGGCGCTGGAGTTCGCTCCGGGCTTCGAGCCTTGACGAGGTGGGCCCGCTGGCCTACTCTCCCCCCAGCCCTTCGGGGCATCAACACGTCGTTTCCGTGCGGGCTTCGGCCCCCCACCCCGCTGATCCCGGGGTGGGCTGCACGGGCCGGCGCTACAGACGGAAACAGACATGACTGAGATTGATAAGGCCGAAGTACATTCGGGTCGCAAACCCATTCCAAAACGGAAACGGTTCGAGCCTTGACGAGCTGGGCCCGCTGGCCTACTCTCCCCCCAGCCCTTCGGGGCTGCACACTGCCATCTTCCTGTGCTGGGCTTCGGCCCGCCGGCCCGAGTTGCTCCGGGCCGGTTGCACGGGGCTGGTGGCTAAAACAGGAAGCAGAAGCATGAACGACCGAGAGGTCCGCGTGTCGCACGTCCGCATTCCCTGGGATGCCCTCGACTGCGCGGAGACGACCCAGGAACGCGGCGCGGTGGCGCTGCTCTTTATCCATTCGGACCACCTGCGGCATCGGCCCTTCGCCTGCGCCGTCCGCTACCTCCAGCAGCTGTGGTGCATGGACTCGCGGAAGCAGTCCGAGGCGCTGCTGGCTCGACTGGTCGAGGCGGGCCAGGTCGCCATCGAGACCGCGGGAGACCGGACCAGAAGCCGCCGGGTCCGCGTTAATTCCGGGGGACACCTCCGGGGACACCTCCGGGGACACGTCGGGGGACACCTCGGGGGACACGTCGATCCGCCATCTGAGCAGGCTCAGGACGTGAACGGAAACACACCGGGGGACACGTCGGGGGACACGTCGGGGGACACGCCGGGGGACAAATATACCAACCCCAACCTACAACCCCAACCTACAACCCCAGACGACTCTCTGTCAGGCAAGCCTGACGAAGTGAGCCCGGCGAGGCAGGTCTGGCTCCATTGGAAGCAGTATCACCCCCGAGCTCGGAAGCTGCGCGAGGCGGACGCCCGCAAGATCCGGGGACGCCTCGCCGAGGACGACCTGGAGACCTGCCTGCTGGTGGCGGATTGGGTCCACCTCGCCCCGGATGCCGCCTACTTTCGAGGCGAGAACGACCAGCAGACGGTCTACACCGGCTGCGCGACCCTCTACAAGGCGGACAAGTGGAGCCAGCGCGTCGACCGTGCGCAGCGGTGGGATGAGCAGGGGCGGCCTGACACGTCGACGCCCTCGAAGCCCAGCCCGGTCCCCCCGCCGGTGACCAGCATGGGACGCTGGGAAGAGGAGCGGCGGCTGAAGCGCGAAGCCTACGAGCGCGAGCAGGCCGAGCTCATGGAGCGGATCCGCGAGACCGCGAAGCACGATCCCGAGTACGCGAAGATGATGGGGCTGGCCTGATGGCGACGCGACACGGCATCCAGGAAGCCCTTGCCAACCTTGGAGCGGCCTACAGCAGCCTGCGGAAGAGCGCGGACGACCCGAGGACCATCGACGTCTGGTTCAGCGTCCTCCAGAACTGCTCGGACTCCGACGTCGCCTCCGCGGTCCACCGCTGGCTGATGGAGGAGGAGGGACCGCCCCCCAAGCCTGCCCAGATCCGGCTGATGGCCTCGAAGCGGTCGACGGTCTCCGATGCGTCCAGGCTGCCCGCTGGCTGCGATGCCTGCTCGGAGACGGGCCGGCGGATCGTCGCCGTCCTGCGTCGAGAGCCCCTCGGCAAGCCTGCTGACCAGCAGCGCCGAGAGCTGCGGGAGTTCGCCGCGACCTGCGACTGCCCCCGCGGTCAGCACTACGCCATCTCCCCCAGCTGGGTCAACTGGAACACCCTCGCCGACCTGGCGTGGAAGCACGCCGACACGGTCCTTGATGCGACGGGCCGACCCTGCGTTCAGCTTGACCCGAGGCCCGAGCTCATCAGCCGATGGGCGAAGGAGTGCCAGCGATGACCGGCGTCGTCTTGTTTGCTGGAGGTGGCCTCGCCTGCCACGGCCTCGAAGAGGCGGGCCTGGACCTGCTGCTCGGCGTCGAGTGGGAGGCCGACGCCGTCAAGGTCGCCCAGGCGACGGGCCTGTCCCACGTCATCGAGGGCGACGTCCGCGACCCGGAGCTCCGAGCGACCGTCCGCCGACCTGGTCTGCTTTGGTCCTCGTTCCCTTGCCAAGCCTGGAGCACGGCAGGGAAGCGCCTCGGCGCGCAGGACGAGCGCAACGGCTGGCCCTGGACGGTCGACTGGATCGACGCGGTGAGTCCTCGCTGGTTCATCGCCGAGAACGTCCGCGGCCTCACCTTCCATCGAGGCGAGGCCGACTGCGACCAAGGCGCGAGGCCCAAGCCTGACGACTGCCCGCGCTGCTATCTCGACGGGGTCATCCTGCCCCAGCTGCGGGAGCGCTTCGAGTGGGTCGACTGTCGCGTCCTGAACAGCGCCGACTTCGGGACACCCCAGCACCGTCGGCGGCTGTTCATCGTCGCCGGTCCTCGTCGCATCAGCTGGCCCGCACCGACGCACAGCGAGGGCGGCGACCTGTGGACGAAGCCCTGGAGAAGCATGGGCGAGGCCCTGGGGCTGATCGGGTTCCGCGCGATTGGCGGCGGTCGCAACCCGCAGTCTGCCGACGTCGCGCACCTGCGAAACTTTCGCGACCTGACCGCCGAGCCCTGCATCACGCTGGCGGCTGAGCAGGTTGGAAACCGAGGGCCGTGGATTCAGCACGGCACCGATACGCAGAACCGGCGACGTCTGACCGTCCAGGAGTGCCGCGTGCTGATGAACGCGCCCCAATGCTACGACGCCGCCCTCGACCTGGTGTCGACGACGGCGGCATATCGGATTCTGGGTAATGGCGTCGACCGTCAGCTATCGCGCCTGCTGGCGCTGGCGGTCCTGGCCGCCGAGCAGGAGGCTCAGTGCGACGCCGCCGCGTAAGCCTCGGCATAGGCGGCGAGGATGGCGTCGCGGCTGGCGACGACGCCGCGATCCTGCGTCAGGTATTCGACGTCCGCGTCGGTGATGGGCGCGTCGGCGAGCTCGAAGCCCGAGAAGTAGGCGGTTTCGGCAAGTTCGACGATGGCGGGGTGGCTGCTCAGCATGGTGCTCTCCGTTGTTGGATGTCTGCTGTACGAGCACCGTCTGCGGTTCATTTCAAAAAAAACGAAGGCCGCCCATGACCGACACCGACCTCCACCTGCTCGCCGTCGTCACCGACAGGACCGACGTCCTGGGCCAGCTGCTCGCCGGCCCGAGCCTGGACGCCCTCGCCTTCTGCTTCCGCGTCGACGGTCGCTGGTACACCTCGACGACCGCGCAGGACCTGGCGCAGGGGGACCGATGGGGTCTGCCTGTCGTCTGGCGAGGGGAGGTCCTGGTCCCCAACTGCGACCGGCTGGTTCGATGCGTGCTCCGTCGTCGGTCGCCCGATGGCGCGGCTCACTACCCGGTGAGGGCTTATGATGCCTACAGCGTCGGCGAGTGGGTCGAGGATTGGGCTCGGGAGCTCGACGCTGAGGTCGTGGAGGTGACGGATGGCTGACGTTCGACACGCGCCTGCCGGCGTCGTCGCCGAGCTGGAGCGCGGACTGCGATGGCATGAGAGCGGACGGAGCGGTGACGGGCTGAAGCCCGAGACCGTCGCCTGGGCTCGACGGCTGGCGAACGGCGAGCGCATTAGCCTGGAGAAGGCGGTGAAGATGCGCGCCTGGCTGGCCCGGCATCGACGGAACAAGCAGGCCGAGGGCTTCCAGCCTGGGGAGCGGGGCTACCCTTCGCCGGGTCGCGTAGCCTGGGCCCTGTGGGGCGGGGACGCCGCGGTCACCTGGTCCGACCGGGTCGTCAAGGCGGGGGGTCAATGACCGCGCGGAGGGCCATGTCACTGGCTGGGACCCCGGGGGGACTGTTGTTGGT